AGCGGATTGATGCATCTGCTGTGCATTGGCAGTACTGATGGATTTGCCAGCACGTGTGTCTTCTGGTTCTGTGTCGTCGAGTACTTCGGTCGGTGAACCATCGGCACGCACAATCTGAATGCGACAATCAGGATTAGATGGTGAATCCACGAGGCTCACTTCCACGAGGTCATAGCGCGTCAGTACAGGCACTTCTTTGTCGTCAATTTTGCGTTTTTCCCATACGCCATTGCGGGCACCAACAGAAGCACCAATTAACGTCGGCGGGTCTTCGATGAGTTTTTGCCAGGTATCTTCCGCACCACGGCTGACATGCAGCGTAATGTCGATGGCTTTCTCTTCTTCATTCGGTTCCCACTTGAGTGCAGCGCCCACAGCTTTCTTACTGTCGTGCATCTCGCGGATATTGCCGTTCCAGCGCGTAAAGGCGTCTTTACTGGCCTGAAAGTCAAAGATGGTGCCGTAACTGTCCAGCGTCTCTGAGGTAGCACGCACAATAACATGCCGCTTGCTTTTATCAATGCGTACGATTGGCGCATACAACGAGAGGTCGGAAGGCAGCGAGCGCAAGATATCGGGTACGTCGCTTGCTTCAACGGCATGACTGTGGTCATGGTTGCTGTCGTTGTCGTGGCTGTGACTGTGGCTGTGACTGTTGTCGCCGCCTTGACTGCCGAACGCGCTGTGGCTGTGTTCATGGCTACCACTAAAAGCATCGTGATTGCCATCGGCGCGTATAATAACTGGCTCGTCCATACGTTTCTCCTTAGCGGGCGTTTCCCCGAAGGACTTCTGGCGGGCCGCAATACGGTCGCCGATAATTTTCTGCTCGGCACTTGAGTACTGAGCGCGGTTGCTTGCATCACCCCAACGGCTTGCAGCGTTGTCGGCGTGATTTTTATCTTTCATGGGGTACCTGAAGTTAACCGGGTCGCCATAGGCACTCTCAGGAATCCCCGCATCGCCGCTCGGTTGGCTAACACTGCCGCCTTCCTTGATGCCAATGCCGTACTTTTTTGACCGCGCTTGCTGTGCGGCTTTATCGCTATCGCTCATGACGCTTTTCCTTCAATAACTGAACAGTTGCAGTTTTTATGATTTGGCACGGTTAATGCGCCGGTCGGAAATGGCTCGCCGATATTCACCGTGGCGTCGGCGTTGCGACTGCACTGGTCGCATGGATTGACCAATGTTTTCCAGGTCAGCGTTTTGGTGCCATTGGCCCGCATGCCATCAAGCGAGCGTTGAATATCGGGGTCGCCAATTTGCCAACTGCCGGTGTCGGGTGCCAATTCAGCAGCACGAGAGAAGACAGCGCGTACATCGTCAGGCGTCTGACAGCGATTCAGTTCCCAGGTGATGTGGCTGTGAACGGCTGGCGGAATAAATTGCGTGGTAAAGCCGCGTTGCTGGCGGTGCGCCTTTGTGTCGGCGATAGCACGCTCACGCCAACGTCGGTAATCAATGCTCGCCTCGGAACGCGCTGAGACGCCTTTTTTTGCGGGTGGTTGCGATGCATCAGGCGTATCAGTTTTCGCGGCCTGTTGGTCATCTGGCGGCGTCGTAGTTTGCGTCTCGTCATCCTCTTCAGCGGATGTCATGCTGCCCGCTGGAGCGGGTTTTGGCGGCGCAACGGCTGCCAGCTGTGCGGCCGTCATCGCGGCGCGTACATCATCATTGGCAAGGTCAGAAACAACAAATGGACCAGTTTTGGTCATCACGAACGGTGGCACGTTTTGATCGTCGTACACTGGCAGATGTAATGCCTGCGCCGCCTGAGTTGGGCTTTGGATGCCCGCTGTCACCAGACTGAGGTAGGTGCTCGCCTTCGCCTGTAAATCCTCAACTTCTTCAAAACCTTTGAACTTCACCACGAAGCGCGTCTCGTTGAAGTACTTGCGCAAGATGTAGGTGAACAAATCTTCATAGCGACTGATAAGCGGTACCATCGTGCGCCGGTAGACGACGTTTTCCTGACTGTCGCCACTGGATTTATTCACATTCTCAGTAAAACCGAGTTCGGCCATCGTCAGGCCAAAAGCGGACGTGGTAATATTGAGCAGGAACGTATCAAAAAGCGTCTGAATGGCCGGATCGTCGGTCGGCAGATAGATGAAACCTTTGGGCAGCACCTTCAGGCGAGCGCGTGCCATATCGTTGCCCGCCATCAGCGCGTTCAGGTTGATTTCAAATTCTTCCAACTGGTCTTGCGTCCACGGCGAGTCGCTCGGCACCTGTATCACGCCAGCGGGCACCGTTCCTTCGGTATAGCGCAACAGGTCCTTGCTTTGCTTGCGTAATGCCTGATTGGCCCGCATGAGGATTTTCTCGACGCGAGACGTGCCGTACATACTGTTGGTGCGCTCAGTTTCCACCATATAGATGAGTTCGTCGGTATTCAGCCAGGCGGCAGGTATGCCGCCATAGAGGTATTGCTCGTACGCCGGAAACGGCACTTCAGGTCGGCGACCACGGTCATCGAAGAGCGGCTTGATCGTGCTGCCATCGAGTATCTCCAGCGCGAACAGGTGCCCGTCGTTGGTGAGGTGCGGATAGATAGCCAGCGCGTCCACTTCCAGCTGCTCTTTGACGGCCAGCCGTAACCACGATTTGATGTCGCGCTGTTTGTCGGGATAGGCAAAGAAATCGGTGTAAGACTGGATGTCTTTGGCGTATTTCGTCATGTCCAGGTCTTCGGTCTGCAACTCGTCGCGCAGTTCGATGCTGATGTTGAGTTTGCTCACGTAATCCAGCCAGACCTGCTCGCAGATTTGAATGCCGTCGTAGATACGGGCAATGGCGCGTAAATCGTCAAAGCCATACTGCTCGCCACTGCGCGGCACCATACTGATATTGCCGCCAACAGTAAACGACCATTGGCGCGGCCCAGCAGGCGGTGTGACACCGGGAATAGGCATCAGCGGCACGCCCGGCGTATAGAGCGGCGTGGCGGTCTGCGGGTCCTGTGGCGAGAGTGCCTGATACATCAAATCCATAATGGATTGGTCAGCAGAGATGAAGTTCTGTGACGGTGAACCGGGCATACGTCCTTGCGTGAGCAGCGTGTTCAGGATTTGCGCCTGTCGCGAA